TCGTGGCGGACGGTGGCGATACCGGGAACGGACGGACGGCAATACCGAAGATCGCGGTCACTCCGCTATCTCCAGACTGAACGCCGCGGACGCCATTTGTGGAATTGACATCGGCGATGACGGCTAGTCCGTACTGCAATACCGGGTTGGCCGGGTCCATCATGGCCGGCTCAATCGTCATGGGATGGCTGCGATTGACGGCACCGACGAATCCCGCGCCCATGCGGAACATAAAAGCCGCGTCACAAGTGAGCTGACGCAGCGAACGGCGACGCCGACTCTGGCGATAGGGTCGCTGAACGTCCCTATCCTGGTAGCTCATCAGATTTCCGTTTCCGCTTCGCAGCGCTTGAAGGTTCATATTCAGCTCATCTCCTTGAACAGCCTGTTACTTCGTCCCACAAACCTGGTTTCCGTTTCCTACTTACTTCGCCAGCGGAAAAGCTTCGCGATTGCGCTTGTTGATGTCAGCCAAGGTGGTAACCTTAGGCTTCTGCTCGGTTCCGCGTGAATCGTTCGTATTCGAGCGTCCGTTGGCCACTTTTCTTAGGGCACCTACGGCGAAGAACAGTGGGCGAACTTCCCGCGCGCTGAGCTTCGTGAGATCGTCTGCGGTTAGCGCCTTGCCACCGCGCGTCTGTTCGATCATTGCCGCTCCAGCGGCATCATTGGTCGCGAACTGCAGCGCCTTGCGGCGCAACCAAACGATGTCGTTGAGAGTTTTGCGCGGTGCGGATTTCTGATCGAACGAGGGCACGCTGATGCCAGGCGCGATGATTTCCGCCAGGGCAACGGTCTCCTGAAAACTGTCGGCCAGATAGGCGCTGTCGGTCGCCTTGACGGCAGCGTCGCCAGTTCCAGATGGCGCCTCTTCCTTGAGTGCGCCTTCGACTTCGCGGGTTTCGGCGTCTGCCGCTCCTTCTTCTTCCTTCTTTTTGCCCTTCAGCTCTTCCAGGCTGTCCATCACGGCTTTGTGGTTATCGCCGATGGTTTTGTCGATTCCGCCGAAGCGCTTGTCCAGCTCGTCGTCCGTGTACCGTGAGCGCATGTCGTCCGCTCCTTCTCCGCTACCGGCGTGAATGTGGATGTGGTGGCCGCCAGCCTCTACGGATTCGTCGCGCCCGCCGCAGTCGGCGGTGAGCTTGGCTTTCACTTCAGCCGGTAATTCGTCGATAGCTTTTGTGAGGGCCTGCTCATCCTTTTTCGTGAAGGCGTCTTTGACGCGGTCAACAAAGCTCTTTTTCATTTTTTTTTTGCCTCACAAAGAGAATCGGAATCCTGAATGGAGCACAACGATCCACAGCGGCCTTGCTCGACAATGGCCACATGGTTGCCGATGATGTTTTTCTGTACCCCGCGGCCTGGCTCCATCTGTTCGTAATCGCAGTCATAGCCGCAGCTGACTTCGCGCTTACCATCGACGATTAACGCGGCCATGTCCGGATCGAAGATCACCAAATCGGCAAATAGCACGTTCTCTTGATCGCCAGTCCCGCGGCGCACATCGATCGCAATGCCGACGGTCAAATCGCGCCAATTCGAATTATCGACGGAACGGTCCTCGTTATCCGGATGATCGTTGACGACCGGTTTGCCGTTGAAAGACTCGAGGGTCTGTTTGGCAAACACCTCTTCGGGAGTGCGCTCAATCTTGACGATCTGATCGGGAGCGTCGTCCCAGCCATCGGCGTTCAGGGGCTTGGGAAGCTCGGTCGCGTGGTACAACTGCACGCCCGTGCGCGCAATCGGCACTTCCTTGCACACCAGGAACCCTTCTGGTGTGGCTTCCATCTTTGGGCCTAATTTCTCTGTGGTAAAAAACTTCACGCGACTCCCTTTTTAAAGAAGACCTTTGTTTGAACTGGCCACCACTTGTGCTGTAACGCTCGTCGCCGTGAACGTGCCCGATGTCGCGATCTTGAAATTCGTGCAACCGGAAAGGTTGAAGTAGTACAGTGCCGCAGTTGTCGTGGTGATGGTTCCCGCCGTGGTGATGGGCAGAACTCCTGATGTTACTGTGCCGCCAGCGGCCAGCGAAGGAATCCCGTAATAATTGGCGCCGCCGTCATTGCTGCAGGTCAGCTGCCACGTAACCGTGGTCAGCGAGCTTCCGGAAATCTGCACGGACGCCGTGCTCACGCCGCCAATCGCTTGCGTCTTGTTCTGGCTCGTCGCCGTGAACGACATCGCTGTATATTTGTAGTTGGGGAGCGCCGTGGTGAACAGGCCACCCTGCGCGTTTGCTGAAGTCACGAACAGCCGCGAAAGATCGATACTCGAGCGCTGGGCGCTCGCACCGAGCAAGCCGAGTAGCGCGAACGTGGCAACGGCAATCGGAAGCGCTTGGCGCACAGTACTGAAAATCTTTCGCATCAGTTCATCTCCTGGCTGGCAATCCGTGGCATCGGTGTGGTCATCTCGAATCGCGCGGATGCTAGGGAAAGAATTTTTCGGATGGAAGAACTATTTTTCTTCATCTCCAATCAATCTCCGAACGCGATCAAAAACGTCGCGGTGTACACGACCAAAATTCCGCCGCTTAGTTGCTGCGGTGCTGTGAGAAAAGTAAGCGTGACCGTGGTTCCCACCACTGCCGCAGTGACGGTGGGGACCGACACGGAAGGCACGCTGGTTACGACTGGAGTGAGCACCGCCTGCGGAAGTGCGCCACGGAATTTATCTGCGGCTGGCAGTAAGCTCAGGTCAAAAGAGACCGTCGTGGATACTCCGTCGCATACGAACGGAATGGCGTATTGCTTGACCGGCTGATTCATGCCGCACGCCTTTCAGGAATCGCCATGGCGGGAAGAATGGGCTCGGCAAAACAGCGGCAATTGGGCCCCTGGCCAGCGTGGTAGCGCATGCCGTCAGGTCCCGCAATCGGTGGAGCGTCCCAACGAATGACTTTGCCTTCGAGGCGGCGATGTTCTTTTCTGACCGCAGAGTCACCAGAGGTCCGCCAAATATAGGCATCCGATCCGACGTTCTTACTGCGCGTTTCGACCAGCACTGAGGCCGTGCGCGCCACTTCGGTTCTGGCGATCAGTTGCGCTCGGCTCTTCGTCACTTCGCCGCTGCGCAGAATCTCTTTCGCGATTTCGTCAGCCCGGCTCGAATTCATCAGCGCTTCGGTACTGAGCCTGTGCACGCGCTCGGCCGCTTCCATGGGCAGCGAAGTGATCAGCTCGACCTGGCTGGCCAGGAGTTCGCGCATCGATTGCGCAACGGGCGCAGTCGCTATTTCGCGGCGCATCTCTCGGCCCATCGTCGCGCCGAGTTCCCGCCAACTTTTCGCGTCACGCAAGGCGACTTGGCGCTGCATCTTTTCGGACACGGCACGGGCCCAGGGCTTCAGGATTTCGGAGTAGCGATGTAGTGCGGAACGAAGGGCGGCAATATCGGGCACGACGCCTTCAGGTGCGAAGCCACGAACGAGTGAACCAACCTGTTTCGCAACTGAATTGAGTTGGCGCTCGAAACCGGACTCTGCTTTGCGGGCTTTCGCGAATCGTTCACGTGCGATCCGCCGAATCTGAGCCTTGGTGGGCTTCGCCATTGACGGCGGGATGCTAGGGATGAATATTTTCAGATGGAAGGATAATTATTTTCCGGCGACGTGCTTGCGGGCATAGATTCCGCCGGGCGTATTCGATCCCGAAGGGCTACGGTCATATTCGCGCGCGTGATTCCGGCTCGCTGCGGTTAACTTGATCATGGGCAGCAGCCAGAACTCGTGAAGAACATCGCCATGATCATTGCAGGCATACACGAAGCCGAGCCTCGGAATCTTCAGGTAAACTGCCACATCTTCGGACAGGCATGCGTAGCAATACGGAGTCACCAAATCGCGCGACCATTGAAAGAAGCGCTGGCAGTTGTCGCACCGAACCTTGCAGCCGGGCTCGATAGGCGGCGTGAGTTCCTGAACGGAACGGCAGTATGGGCAGCGGAATCTCATGCCGCGTGCACCTCGCCGTGCTTGTACGAAGTGACTTCGCCTGCATCGATCAGGCCATGCCAGCACGGCGTTTCCATACACGGCCTTACGGTGATTTTTGGGAACGTTCCGGTAATCAACCAGCGCGTATCAGCCTTCAGGATTCGAATGCGATGACCGCCGCGACATGGGCAGTCGAAGAATATGGCGAAATCAGTCTCGTAGGCGCGGAGATCGTCGAGGGAGACTACTTTACTTGAAACCATTGGCAATGACCCACGAATCTCAAAAGGTCACCATCCCGGGCGTATCGTTCAGCGCACAACAGCCGTTGTTGAATACGCGGAATGCGCCTTGTCGGCAGAATAGGTCGCGGCCGTGGCTGTCTGGCTGCTGGGCTTTCACGTGATACTCGCAACGCTTGCAGCCGAATCCATCATTCGGCGTCACTCCGTAATCGGCCATGTTCTTACTGATCTTGGTTGCGAACTTCAGTTCGGGATCGCCGCCGTCCTGATTCTCCCAGTGCCGGCAGCTTCCGTGATCCGCGCTGATTTCGCCGTCAACCGCAAGGCAGGCGCCCGGCTCGTATTTGTTACATCCGCCGCATAGGTAATTTCCCGCATCGTCGAAAACGCGCGAGTCTCCCGTCCACGGATCGGCGTACTGAAACATTTTGCTGAACGTGTCGCGGAGATGCGCCTCAACTACTTCGTCGTATTTCCCGGTGTCCTCGAATAGTCCGTCGTCGCCCTTTGGTAGCGCGATGACCTTTCGCGCTTCGTCGGCTGCTTTCTTTGTTTTATCTTTTGGATCGCCACCTTCGCCGGGCTCAACTTGCGGCTCTGGCGCTAATTCCTCGCTCGCGGCGTTGATGTCGTCCTTGGTGAAGTTGCTCCAGAGCCCGCTAACTTGGCTGCTTTGCTTCAATTCCTGGATCGCAGTCTTGTCGCTCGCGAGACCGGCGTCATGTGCCGACACGACAGCATTCGTGATGCGCTCGGCAATCTCAGCCTTCTGAGGTTCAGTGAGTTGCCACAGCGGCCGGAACGCAATGCTGAATCCGTCCGGGACCCTCTTTCCAAGCGAGAGCGCCATCATCCGATACATTTCGGTGATTCCGACGCGCAACTGGCTTTCCTGTTTGTGCTTGATGCCGTCGTAATAATTGCGCAGATCGCTTTCGCCGGTAGAGTTCAGTCCGGCCGGCGACTGCCCGAACAATTTCACGAGCGGAATTTCAATGGACCCCGAGAGTTGCTGGCCGATTTGCAGCGCCACATCGGAGAGGCCGCTGAAGCTGGCGTAACCGTGCTCTTCAAAAGTGTCCTTGTCATCGAGGAGGGTAATGCCCTCGAGCGATTGCTGCTGGCGCATGAACTGAATT